AACGGCGATGAACCGTCCGCTATGTAGTTTCGTATCTGCAATGCGCTTTGGTGCACCTCAGAGACAGGATATAGAAAACCCCTCTTGGCGTTCCGTTAGGTTCGACTTGAGGGGTTTGTTTTATACGTTTACAACCAGAAAACAATCAGCTAACTCAACGTTAGTTCTATCATTGAAATAATCTATCTCACCAGTGCCTAATTTAATTACTCTAACGTTGTCGTATTCATCCGGGGCACTTATCACCATGTACAGCATACTGTGAATCCAACAAATGTCAGTTGGTTTAAGAGTGCCCAAGATTTCATAATGCTTTTCCTTTTCTTGCTGAACGATTTTCATATTACCACCTCAATGACAGCAGAGCCGCAAGAATCAACAGTGCATCACAAATATATACTGACTTATCAAGTTTATACTTGTATCTGAACACCGTGATATAAATAGAGTATGATGCCGCAATTGCAAGCACGATAACTTCGGTCACTTTTTATTCTCCTTTTCTTTTGTGTACCACAGTGTAAAACCAGAACCAGCAATGATTGCTGTGAACGTCTTATTGGTGTCAATATGGTACATGAAAACTTTAGACCTCAGCATATCATTGGACAGAGATGAAACTTTGATTGCGCCATCGTTGATGCCCGGCAGATGCACATACTCTCTGTTCAGAGAATAGGCAACATACATAAGGGAATCTTTAGACAGACATTTTCTGTCATAGTTCTCTCCTGGGATACGGATTAACAGGTGCTTCTTTTTGAGCTTTTCTTCTGCCGCTCCTTTTGCATCAGGGATAATCCCATTACCCATTCTGAGTTCCCCCTTGCTGTAAGCACTCACCAGCGTTTACCGCTGTCACCTTGTGGAAGATAAACCAGTCCTTGGGTTCAGGCTGGTAATGCTTGATGTGATATTTGCAACTAATGCAATCACAACCACCTGTGCGCTGGTCATAGGAGTGGTCACAAATTTTATGCAACTCCATCATAGTATCACCCCTTTCAGAATAATCATAACTTTGTCAAATGCACCTCTGGTAGCAAGGAACTGTCCATCAGGCTGAATAGCGGCAAATACTTTAACAATGCTCTTATCATATCGCCGCCACTTATCCCGCTCACTGAACTTGAATGTGTCAAATTCGTCCTCACCGTCAAAGGCCAGATGTACCTCAGTGTGTTCGTCAATGTCACACCACGCATACCAAAGTTCCTCTAGTGTAATCATCTTACGCACTCCCTCACTTGGATTCTTACTTTGCCTTTACGAACCTCAAATGTGCTCACATGAAGGTTTCTGAACTGGTTCTTCATGGGGTCAAACCTTCCACGATACAGGAGCGTGAAGAAACTCCACAGCTCAAACTCGGTTTTCCAGTCACAGTTCTGGCAAGACTGATAAAATTCTTCAATAGTCATTTGAAATGTACCTCACAATCCATAATACAACCAGTGAAATCAAGTTCTTTAATCCAAAGGGTTGATACCTGTGCACCCTTGTACGACTTGGGAATATCAGGCCAGCGGCAACCAGCACGAATTAAACCAGATTAGAAAAACTGAAACATGCGTGTTCGGTAGCCAATTACCGCATAAAATATAAAGTTCTTTAACAGACATTGTATCACCTCATTGTAAAATCAGTATCAACCAGCAACACGCCGCCCTTGATTCTTCTGGGAAGCAGTTTACCGGGAACTGTTAAACCCGTCTTAAAATCTTTGAATGTTCGTGTTTTACTGAGAAATGCAATCTCTTCTGGCGTAAGTTTAGAATCAGATAGCGGTTGTTCCTCATTTCTTGGATTTATGCCGTTCTCAATGTCATCTGCAACTTTGTTGTCAAAGGATTCTGCAAACAGGTCTTTACACTTTTTTGGCATTCCTGCGCACTTGATATTGTAATAAGGGTTCTTTATCGTCTCTAAGTCCTCGGCTACAACGTGCTCAATATACGTCTTTTGGCGCACAAACCAGCCGATATCCCAGCTCGATTCTAGCTTCCAACAGCAGAAATTTGATGGGTGCACTGTAATTCCTTTTAACTGCTCAGGCGGCAGGTTACAGTGTATACTGTCTGTGTCGGCGTAGATAAATCCGGGCTTGTCCTTTCCGTAATAATTTTGTTGAGCCGCACGAATGGTAAAGTTGCGGGCATAACTAGTGATAGCTGAACCAACTGGAATGTATCCGGGTTTTTTGTCATTTTCGTCCACCTCATAGAATCCAACAGAGCCATCATCTTTTTCAAATGCGACTTTAAAAGAGCTGTTCATGCTAGATGCCATTTTTCCATATAAGTTGTTTAGAAATAGTTTTGCAAGTTGTCTCATAGCGCCTTTGCTTGTCTTTTTGATTGCGGCATACTTGTCAATGTACTCGTCAAACAGGCCAATAGTTGAATCAAACTCACAGTAATCAAGTAGTTCATAATCAACTAGATTGTAGTGCTCACGCAGTAGAATGAAATCTGTCTGTGTTAATGTAAGCTCAACTCGTGTGTCATGTAAGTTACCGTCAATGTCATAGTATTCGGAACGTGGAATACCGTCTTTGCCAACAATATCTGAGCTTTCCAGTGCTTCTGTTCCTTTGTACATCCAAGAGCCTTTAATCTGTACAAAAGGCAACTTACCGGGTTTCAGATAGAACCGGGTCTTAATGCGGAAGAAATAGAACTTTCCGTATTCCCACAGCTTTTTAGGCTTTTCTGTCGGCTGAAACCAGAATGGGTCATATTTAATAGGACAGTTGTATGCGTCCCAGATATCACCTTCGTTTGCTTCAACATGAATGAACTTAGGCTTGCCAATAGGATAATCTGAGCCAGATTCAGAGTGCATTACAGAGGGATACAGACTGTTCACATCTGCTGTAACACCATTTCTATACTCCTTGCACTCTTTGCCTTTCACCAGATAACACCAGCCACCTTTGTACGATTTGTGAATCCATTCACCGGCTGTGCTAGAACCATAAACTTCTGGGTCAAGTGGTATTTTGTACAGGTCTGGGAACAGCGTGTTGTAATCGTCTCCGACTGTGTGCCCCTTCTTAAACTCGTCCAAACAGCACGAACCAATTGTCAGTTTCTTGTGGCCCTCTGAGAACATAAATTCAAGTGCTTCTTTGATAACTAGAACGTCATTTGCAATGTACTTTAGTTCTTCTTGAGAGATAGGGCAACCAGCGTATCTGTGCCCTTTATACTCCATGTCTAGTTTCTGGTGTTTGGTCTTGAAACTGATACCTATTTGTTTCAGGCTGAATGGCAGTAGTTTAAGACTGTCTTTAAGTTCAATGTAGTGTCCATTCACTTTGATAGTCATAGTGTACCATTGTCCCATATCTGAGATGACGTATTTGAACGACCTGTCAGGCATTTCCCAGTTCTTTTTGAACTTTCCGCCTTTCTGGTCTGGCGTTGGGTCAAAGGCTTGCTTGAATTTGAGGTCATAGAGTAGATACGACAACCAGAAGTTTCCATCAAATTTGAGGTTGTGGAAGTACACCACAATGTTCTCATCCAGTGATACATAATACTCATACAGCTCACCAATGGAATGGAAAACCATAACGTCCTCAGTCCACAGTTCAACACTAGCGGCACTCCACACCTCAGTCGCTGTCTGTTGTCTCGTATTCTCTTCAACTGTTGTCTCAAAGTCAGCACTGAAAGTTCGCCACTTTTCGGAACGTGACATTAGATATCATTCTCCATAATCGTTATAGTCGTATTGACCCTCGTACACATCCTGCATATCACTCATTCTGTGCCTGATGTTGTCGGGCTGTCTATCTGACGGTAACAAAATCAATAGTACATCTTGAATTGCACTACCAGCCGCTTCTTTATAGCCAATAGATGCTATAATAGATGCTTCTTGCAACTTGGCATAGTTATCAGCGATTCTCTTCGCCGCTTCATGCACACCCTCTTTTTCTATAAGGTTTTTCAAGGCAGAACGCATTTCCAAAATATTGTCCACGTTCTGCTTTACCATTTCAACCTTGCCATAATTCCTATCACCTCTATAACCGGGTGAATCCCAGTCAGGGTGCGCAATATGCCACCAGTTATCCCCAATAGTGTTCTCTGGTGATGATAACACATCATGCAAGAAACGCTCAAATTGCTGATAAACATTCAAATCAACAAAAGTCTGTTCAACTGTGGTTGCAACGTTGTCAACCATCATATCAACTTCTTTTGCTGGTTCTCTATAAATAGGGCTTGTTGCGTATCTCGCATACCGTTCAACCGCCTTCTCACCAGAAATAGGGTCACCACTGGCGTTGACTGCATAAACATAATCCTGTACTTTTTTAGGGTCACTAGCAATCTCTCGCATTTTTTGCACATCACGCAACCGATAACTACCAAGACTTATAAGGTGCTGTAACTGCGGCACTACCTCAGCATTGCCACCATCTGCACGCACTTTCTGAATATACTGATTCACCTTGAGCAATAACTGCTGTTTGGCCTTTGCCAGCTCTCTAGCGTGCATAGCGGCTACTTGTTGGCGATGATTCATAATTTGTTCATCTCCTTTATAAAAGAATCCCGACCAGTGAATTGGCCACCAGCCGGGATACTGTAAGTGATTTTATTTAAGAAGAACTTCGCCTTTCTTCTTAATTAGTTGTTATTCATGCTGGTGATTAACCGACCACAACGCAGTCGATGTAATCACGCCCGTTCTTGGAAGTTCCAGTGACAATCTGAATGCTGTGGAACTCTTCACCGAACTGACCGAAGGTAGCCACAGCGCTCTCAAAGGAGCGGCAGAACGTTGCAGAGTTGGTGCAGTAGGCAGTACCGTCAACGGTAGAGAGGGCCAGCAGGGACATTTCCTTGCCATCCTTGTCAGGCTCAGTGTACAACACCCACTTGTCCAGCTCAATGGTCTGGCCCTTGATATCGGTCAGCTTTTTGCGCTCAGGGGACTGCACGAGCTTGTACATGTCAAAAGCGGATACGACATTGGCGGACTTGTTGATGATATTCATAGTGATACTCCTTACTTGTTATGTGTTTGTTGGATGAATAAACTTACTGTGCGTTCTCGTCGGACTTCTTCTGACGCTTGCCGAACTGGGCCGCTTCCACGGGGGTGATATCGGTTTCCTCGATAA